TAACACGGTCGGAAACTTTGGCTTTCACACCAACTTCACCAACGGCAACGATTTCACCAGTGGTCTGCAGGAAGCCATCAATCGCCGTCCACTCATAACCAGGACCGATTTCACCAAAGACAGTTACGCCCTTGGAAACTTTCTCTTCATAACCAACACGAAGTTCGGTTTGAGCACCTTTGTAGGTGCCATCAGAAAGACCAGCAGTGGTCTTCGATTCTACATAAGGGCCAGCGAACGCAGCGGTGGCAAGAAAAGGAGCAGCTGCAACAGCTGCGATTGCGAATTTATACATAAAAATTGTACCTCTAAGTTTCTCGCAGAGTAATACCTGCGGATGGAAGGAGCTTCGACAAACTCCGTTTCAGTGAGTCAACGAGTAATTGAGGTCTCATCACTTGAATGTATTTATTATGACACAACCTTGGGATTATGTCAACTAAGATTTGGTTATCAAAGATAATCCTTTCGTTTATGAGTTTCTGGAACAACTCTACCGAGCACTACGGTCAAAAGTCCATCCCCAAACTCAACCGATTTTACTTCAGTATCATCAGAGAGTGTCCAGGTTCGTGTAAAACTTCTTTGTGCTAAACCTTTGTGAAGATAATTAGAATCCGTTTCTTTATCCTCTTTTTGTCCTTCCACAAAAAGTTTACCATCTTGTGTATAGACAAAGACTTCTTTCTTTCTAAATCCTGCAAGAGCAACCTCAAGTCTCGATTCTACGTTACTGACTTGTACTAGATTGTATGGAGGATAGTTAGAAGTTGATTCATGAACTTTGAACAATCTATCAAAATATTCATCCATTCCGATAGAGTTGCGAGTAATCTTCTCCAACAATGTAGGAAGATCCGCAGTAGTATACCTTGTTAGGTTAGTCATGTTGTTAGCTCCTTTGTAAGCGAGTTTGTATTTTGTGGACCCTTACGGCATCCACTACTAATTATAAGAGCTAACAAAAAAAGTGTGGTAGTAGGAACCACACTTTAGATTAGTATACACCGACAATTCTTAGGTTCTTGGTTGAACTTGTCCCTCTTCCAGAGCTTCAACTCTTTCTTCAAGAGTTATTTCTGGTGATGGTGGTTCTGGAGGAGCAACTACAAATTCTTCTCTACGTGCCTCTGGTGCTTTAGGTTCTTCATCATCACCTTTCTTCATGGTATTGATACCGAACGTAGCAGCAGATGCTGTGAACACAGTAGCAATAAAGGTGGGATCCATTTTGGATAGCATACCTGAATAGCTAGCGGTGAGAAGAGCAGCAGACCAACTCAAAATACATATACGAATCAATTGTCCCATAGCATTTTCCTTTTTCTTGTCCATCGTTGTAATGATGAAGTCCGATCTATTTATCGGATCGAACCTCAGATGTTGGAATTTTACGTTTACCAATATTATACTTAGACTCTAGATTCCATTCTTCTTTATCTTTATGTGCAATAACTTTGATTTGACTTAGGGGTGCGAGATCTTCAATAGATGTAGCATCAACAATTGTTACCAATCCCCAATCAGAAAGTAATTGAATAATTCTATTTCTACGTTGAATATCATTCAAAGTAATATTTGCTTTTTTACCATCAAGTGCAAATAGTTCTTTGAAGTGTACGATATAATACTGCCCTTTTTTATGAAGGATATGGCAAGATTGGTACAGTTTATGTTCCCTTCTAGACGCGACCCCAATACGTGTCAGAGTTTCACGAACTTTCAAAAAGTCATCTGGTTCACCAAGGGTGACCTCGACCATTTTATTCTTGTCCCAAAAAATTTCAATATCATCCATTTTTACCACCCGTATTCAATTTTGACCGAATAAACTCAAGTTGGGTAGAAGTCAAAATGCGAAGGGCGTCTAATGCTTTTTGGTTGTTATAACCATAATATTGCTTGACGAAATCTAGATCGCTCACCTTTTCCTTCTTACCCCAAGGTGCAAATCTTGCCCTTGGTCTCACAATATTTATATAAAAATCATATTGCAGTTGATTGTCGATGGAATTATGTTGGTTCATTTCATTTGCATACATGACAGTATCAATATGAAATGATAAACACTTGTTGATAATAAATGCTGGATACTTCTTTTGCCAAAGAGGATCTCCCTCACGCATCAGATTTTGTTTTGTTTGATTTATTGTTTTTAGATAATCCTTTAGTTGGTAGTTCTGGTCTGATGTCATAATTTATAAGAGCAAGTTCTTTACGATTTTTTTGATCTGCCATGTAGTCTCCAACAGATCTCATAGTATATGTGTGGTCATATTCATAGGGAGACCATTTGCCAGCAAATCGTTCCCGAATCAATTGACTTGAGTTATATGATACCAGCATCTTAGTTGCTTCTACATGTTCTTGGCAGATACCTGCAAATTTGTCATGATTGAATCCTGAGTGCATGTTGCCAGACTTGCCATACAACTTGTCTTTGATTTCATATGGTGGGTCCAGATAAATTAGAATGTCTTGACCATTACCCATTACCCGAGTATAACTATAATTTGTAATCTTCCAGTTTTGAATTATTTTAGAATATTCTGGTATGTTATCAATTCCACGCATACTAAAATTTGAATTAGATGCTTGAGCACTGAATGAGGAACTTTCAGTAAGTCCAGAAAAACTACACTTGTTGATTACATAAAATGCTACAGCTATATCCAACTCACCTAACTTAGGATTATCTATAGCAACTTTCATCTGATTGAAAAGTTCTCTGGCAGATTCTGGAGTATCATGTAGAGTTTTGTACTCCTTTAGAATACGATGAAGATCCTTTGAATTATCACGAAGGACCGTCCAAAAAACACATAGGGGTAAATATAGATCGTTTACCCATACTTGTAGATGTGGATACCTCTGTGTCATGTAAAGTGCAACAGATCCACCTCCAAGGAATGGTTCTCTATAGTAAGTAATCTTTTCCATATCTGGAAGGAACTGTGCTAGTTTTACGGTAGCACGAGATTTACCTCCAGGATATCTGAGGGGTGTTTTTAGGTTCATAAGAATTCACACTCTAACATAATTTGAGTAAGAAACGCAAGAAGATTGACTTCCTGGTCAGCAACAAATGCAGACTTATACTGATACTCAGCAATAATTAGCACTGCGGCAGCAATACTTTTTTTATCAAGCATTGTATATAGTCGCTCGTAAATACCTCGCATAATCAAGGTAGGTGAGTTATCAATATTTTGGTCAACCCACTTCTTCACCTGAGTAAAGTTTTTACCTTTCAAAGCATCTGTGAGGGCAGCATAACTTTCATCTCCGCATACTGCAATGATTCCAGTATCAATTTTACCTGTAGATGAATATCTTTGTAACTCATTGAGCACACGCCTGAAGTCTGGAAAGAACTTCATAATAAGTTCAGCGACAACCTTACGTTCATACTCGACATGCTCAAGCGAAAGGATGTCACAACAGCGTAGTAAAAATTGCTGTGCAATATCAACCTTCTGTTTTCCAGTTACATTGAAATCAACGACTGTAGTACGAGAATGAAGAGGATCAATAATTTTGTTTTTGTAGTTACAGGTAAAGATAAATCGACAGTTACGCTGAAACTCCTCGATAGATGCCCTCAGAAGGAGTTGAACATCATGAGTAGTGTTATCTGCCTCATCGATGATAAGCACCTTGTGGCGACTGCTAGAGGTCAATGAGACGGTTGATGCGAATGCCTTTGCTTGATTCCTAACAGTTTCTAGAAAACGACCCTCATCAGATCCGTTGATGACCATGTAGTCTACATCAAGTTCTTGGCAAAGTGCCTTAGCAATAGTAGTCTTACCAACACCAGCAGTTCCAGCTAGAAGAAGATTAGGTATCTCTCCCTGCTTCAAGAATCCAGTAAAGATAGATTTGATTTCTTCAGGTAGGATACAATCTTCAACTGACTGTGGACGATATTTTTCAACCCAAAGAAAATCATGCATGTTCTTCCTCATGTACAACAACAGTCGTTTTACTTTGCAGACCGTAAGTACGTGCAAAGTCTTGGAATACTGGACTACCCATATAGTAATCAGTCTTCTTTACTTGGTAATGCAAATTGAATTCTTGTGTTCGTGCCTGGGTAATAACCCAATTCAACACTGTAGGATCGACAGTTTCACCACATTCTACCATAGAGACCCAGGTGATGCTCCAACCAGGTTCATGGACCTCACCTTCAACATCTTCATATGTACGTTGGTACATAATAACTTTAGAGAATTCAGGTTTCATCCATCCAGGCATTTGTAAATCTTGAAGCCAAAGGCACTGAAAATCTCTACATATTGCAGGACGATCTTCGTAAATAGTACATCCACCACAGCGACCAGGATTAGGATCTAGATAATGACATGGGTGATTGGGAAAGAATGGGATGCCATGCGCTTCGCCCCACAACCATCCTCCACAACATTCTTTACAAGTACCACATTCACGACTAGTTTGAAGAACACCTCCCTGTACAATGGGTCTAGTTAGGGGAGGACTTGAGCTCGTCGTATTTGAAGTCTGAGTATTTTCCATTTTTTTTGACATAATGAAGGAATAGTTGAGTGTAGATTCGCCCTTGATATGGAGTTCTCCAATGTGTTACTTCTGTACCAGCATATAGAACCCCGTCGCCAGGATTTGTTTTGCGACGAATAATTCTACCAGTTTTATCACGTAAACACAAGTCCCATGGTAAACCATCTTGTGAGATATTCATGCTTATGGATACCTCACATGCCCCACGATCTTTATGTGCTGCCATGTAAGACTTGTTGTAATATTGAGTACAAAACCAGTAGGTAGGATATAGAGCAGTACTCAGGTACGTTTCTAGTAAATGATGTACTTGATCGAATATATCTTCAGCACATTTTGGTTTGTAAACCATCTTGACTAGACCTCTACCAGGATCGTACTCTGGTGGTTCTTTATCGAACTCTTGTTGCTGTAAATCTTGGTGAAGATTTGCAGCATCTTTAGGAGTTAGAATTCCTGGTATGAAATCATATCCATAGAATTCAAAGTTATTCATGGTTCTAGAGCGATCCAATAACGGACATTGCCACCATCAAAGTATGCTACATTCGAATTGCTGATGCTAACCTTATAATCTTGATTTAGAATTCTAAGATTTTCAACTTTGAGGCAGTAGCAAAACTCTTTAGTTGTAGGTCCAAGTTCAAAGGTATAGGTATGTGAGGTATCGTTCTTCTTATCAGTTGTGCAGATAGTGATCATTTTTTTATCACCATACACACAAATATCAGGAAGACCAAATACATACGCTGCCCTACGCAACTCTGTCAGATTACTTTCAGAGATGGTGAAAGACACGTCTACGGAAGGAAGTACAATCGTTTTATCTGGGGGTTGTACGATAATATCAGGATCTGCATAATAGAAACGCACTTTTTTTGTATCGTTTCCATGCTCAGTTACAGTTACATAACTTTCATTATCAGTCACAACCTCAGGAACATTGAAGAATGAGAATCCATGCAGGAACTGACTAAGATCGTAGATTGAAATTTGCTTTTCAAATTTTTCTTCTACATCTGCAACAGCAAGAATGTTTTTATTCACACTCAATGTGCCAATAGTGCTTCCAGGTTTGATCACAATAGAGTTATTGATCGAAGCAAAGTTCTTGAGGATTTTATGTGTGGTAGTAGTCAATACTGTCATTGGTTGTAATTGTCACGGGTGGCATTTTTGTCATTGAAGTTTAGCAGAAGAACTGCATAATGTAGCACTTTCATAATGTCCATGCGGGCGCTACCTTTTTTATCATATCGTGAAGCATACTTCAAGATATTACTACGGCAAAAAGCTTCGCCGTCACCACATGCCTCAATCAAATCTAGAGTTTGAATCTTATCATCGCCAACAGAATAGTGTTGGGTGTAAGTGTTCATAATGTATTGACGTAATTCGTCAAGAATTACGTCTTCGTTGTACTTCAAGTTCATAATGAAAGATAGAGTTGTTCTTCTATTATAGAGATTTCAGTTTGATATGTCAAGAGATCGATTCCATAGCATGACGCCGCACCATCTCTTCTGGAGATTCGTCATCATCGGGATCTTCACCAGAATCAACCTTGGTGTAGAGTTCGACAAAGGATTGCTTAGTATCTTCATCAAATCGATTCACGCAAACTTGAATTGCTTTGAGTCGATCACCAAAGATATTGTACGCTTCAACAATATGCACAAGACGACGAGTGCTAATAACTTCATCAACACCACCATCAAAGAAAGTCTTGCGGATAACGCCTGCCCACTTCACTAGATTATCAGCAAACTCAGTATCGCAACCATAGTTGGTAAGAATTTTAGTTTCGATATTAGCAGTAGGATAGTCCTGCTCAAGTGTGATTGGGAACCTCTCAAGGAATGCTTCGTTCAACACGTTAGTGCCGATGAAGCGTCCATCGTCAGAACCTTTACCTTTGGTGTTAGCAGTGGCAACTACTGTGAATCCAGGCGCAGGTTGAACATAACGACCGATCTTCTTCAAGAAGACTCCTTTACCTTCTAGCACGGATTGTAGACAAAGGATTTTGTTGGAGGCAAGGTCAATCTCGTCAAGTAACAAGACCGCCCCTCGTTCGAGGGCTTCAATAACTGGACCATTGTGCCAAACAGTGGCACCATCAACAAGGCGGAAACCGCCAATAAGGTCATCTTCATCAGTCTCAATCGTAATGTTTACACGAATCAAATCACGTTGTAGTTGAGCACATGCTTGTTCAACACCAACAGTTTTTCCATTTCCAGATAGTCCAGTAATAAAAATTGGATAGAACTGTTTACTGCGAATAATTTTTTTGATGTCACTGAAGTTACCGAAAGGAACAAAGTTACTATCAGATGATGGAACAAATGATGAAATTATTGTTTCAAGTTGTTGCCGTACTTCTTGAGTGGTAAGATTCCATTTACCACGACCTTCCTTGAACTGATCAAGTTTTCTAGACGCAGTAATATAAGTGATGCCAAGTTGATCAGCAACTGTTTGCACCTGTTTAGCATTTACTGTTTTACCAAAGCTATCGGTCAAAGTCTGAACCAGTTGCTCGGTGCTTACGCTAGGTTTAGGCATCGTGTGTCCTCTTTGTGTACCTTGTTATTATAGCACTAGGAATCGTAAATGGCAAGAGTCAAGTCCAGTTGGCTAACTGACCATCAAACCCACTCTGGTTTGCGTTGAGGCAGTTTGATATAATTACTAGCAACCCAGGGTTTTGATGCAATGTATATTTTGTAAGCACTATAGGTATCTATGCTGTCGTCAAATTTATATATATCTGGCATTGCACGTACAAATGGTGTTACTTTTGTAACCTTTCCTTTGGGGAAAAGATAATATGCTGAAAGCAAAGTATTATAACACGAGTGTATTTTGTTGTAACGTACTGCATATTCATCACATAGATTCATTCCATGTTTGATCAACCAGTATGCATTGTGTACAGACTTTGCAGCCCATTGAGTACAGGGATGATTTCTAAATGCACCTTTTTCAGTTGCATAAGGTTTGCCATCTAGTTTTGGTAGAGGTCCATAGTTGTGATACCACTTGGATGCTACAATAGATAACATTTGACAACATTCGAGTGGCATCTTTACGATATGCTTGTCTGGCAAAACAATCGCAGATTCTGCAGGATACTTATTAGTGACAAAAATATTCATAGGGGTCGGGGATTTCCACACAGTATAGCATCAGGCATCTCACATTGGGCAAGGGATTTTGCTTCATATTGTGTAGTTGCTTCAACAATTTTTTTATGGTACTTAGAACCAGTTGCTTTTATTTTGTAAGTAACTTCCCACTTCATGCAATCATCTCCACAAATTTATTGAGAAAAGTTTTGTTTGCCATTTTAGATCCCATATGCTTTTTGAATGCCCGATGTAGTTCAGTTTTGGTTGCAATCTCACCTTTCTGAGAAACAGTGAGTTCTTCAGTTCCTTCACCAATATACTTGTTTGGCATCATATATTGAACATCAAATCCACTACCGTTACGAAGTTCAACATAACGTTCTTTATTCCAACAGTCGATTGCCTTTTTGACATAAGCACTATCAGAATTGATCGCTGTAACATTTTGCTGCATCTCACCCTTTGAGCAGAGACGGAATCCGATCCAGTTGTAATCAGTAATACTACGGTAGAAAGAAACAATTTCAGTTGTAGTTTGATTGGGGTAAGGTGAAATACGACGTTGCCGTTTAGAAATAGGGTCAATGAGAATATGAACTTTAGCTGTGTTATGACAAAGCATTGAACATCTATAGTTACCAGTACGATCCTGGAGAATATAACTCATTGGATTTGCTTCACCATCAGTCAGACAAACAACATTCACCTTTTGCACTTTTTCACGTTTGATGAAATTTGCAACTAGTTGCCTAGTAGCAATGATTGCTTGAACCAAAGGAGTTCCACCAAGCATATATCTTGTAACGTATGCATGACTATAACCATGAGACGCCATACCCCAACACTGAGACCAAACATGTTTCATTTGTTGATCAAGAACACGAGTATTCATTTCGGAGGAGAATAACTGAATCAACCTGAAGTCTTTACCAATATAAATGGTATGCAAATCCTTTTCCTGAGGTGATTCGTGAGAGTCACGAAGTCCACTTTGAAATGCATAAACTTCAAATGGAATGGAAACTTTTTGACAGAACCAGATTAGGTTATAGAGTTGTTTGAGAGTATCCATAATAACTCCCTGCATAGATCCAGACCAGTCCAATTGGAAGATCAGTCCATGATTTTTACCGTCAGGAACCACTGTAATTTTTTTGAAAATATCTTCAGTGATTTGATAGTTATGAAGTTTGTTAGTATCTAGAACTCCAGTTTTTGCAATGCTAGAACGAGCGTATTGATCTGCAGACTTCTTCATCTCAAATTGTTTGACAAGATAATTTACAGATTTCTGTGCCCCACGCTTATAGAGAGCATATCTACGGAAACTACCTTCAACATTTGAGCACGTAACATACGTGTCGTTATAGAAGCTGCGAAGATCATTTGCAACTTTTCTCCAAGGAACCAAATGATGATCCATATCTATAGTAGGGATTGTCAAATATACCCACTCACGAGCACTATCATCAAGAAGAGTTTCTTGATTTTCAATAAGTGATTGTTGTGTCAGAGAGTTTTGAATATCTTGACTTGTATCTCCACCCTGGATATCTGATGCAGAGGTTTCAGTTTTTTCATTGGTAAACCCATCTTTAGTCTCCCATTCTTCTTCATCATCATATTCTCCATCAGATGGTTGTGGATCATATTCATCAGAATGTGTATTTCCACCGTTATTTGAAGGAGGTGGTGGCGGAGGAGTAATCTCTTCTACTACTGTAGATTTGCAGTATTCATAAAGTTCTTCTGCAAGTGTTACTACGTCTTCAAAAGTCACAGTATTGGCTGTGCGATCAACCCATTGCAATTCTTCTTCTGTAAAGGGAATTGAAATACAATCGACTGTGCCAACTTTGAAATGAAGATTGATCCTATCCAGTAGGTTATACTTAGAAATATCTTTATCGTTGGTTCCAAAGAAATTCTTATTGTTTAGTTCTTGGTATCCGCGATAAAAAGATTTACGAAGTCCTGGGTAAGTAACTTTCATCTTACGTTCAATTCTAGCATCCTCTAGAACGTTGATATAATCCTTTGGAGCGGTCTTATAATCATCTTCAGGGGTATAGAGGGCATGACCCACTTCATGACCCACTAGAAGGTCGTACACGTCACCTGTAACATCTTTCCAAATTGGAAGGGCAAGCACACGTTTGTGAACATCGAAGTATGCCGTAGAAATCTTACGGTGCTCAACATGAAGGTTTTCAGTTGCCAGTAATTTAGCAAGTGTTCCTTTTACGTCGGTGTTGACAAGCATCTCGGTGTTCCTGAATACCTTACTAGTATAGGGCATACTACCCCTCGCTGTCAACAGGTTGTGCCACTAATCTCTTTGTCTCCAGTCATCAGGTTTATCTCTGCCTTCAGTCCACCAGTCAGTCATATCGTCAATATTTCTAAACCCACGATGACCAAAACGCTCATGCCCAGTTCCACCAATGTCCAATTGGTTTAGAAAATCATCCATATCACCTTCCTGCATGTCTGGATTCTCTGCTTTACGTCTTGCTTGACGTAGCATGGTGCCTGCAGTGCGGTTTGCTTTACCTAGCTTCTCTGCCCAAATCATATCTTCTAACCCTACGCTTTCATGTAAACTAATCTTTCTACAGATTTCTTCCAAGCGTAAACGATACTGTGTAGAGAGCATAAGATTTTCCAGATGTAAGGTTATTTATTTTTAGGTCGGAAGGGGCAATCAGGACATCCTGCCCCACAGCATCCCCTATTAGTTGATCTCATAGTTTTCCAAATAGGGTTATTTAGCATTGATCAGTGATTCCAATTCATTCACCCTGCTGAATTCCTCATATGCTTTTTCAGAGCGTTCAGATAAAATATCAGTGATGTCTTCAAGAATTACTTCGTTGTCGATATATTCATCCAGATACTTGTCTAGTGCTTCTTTCAAATACCGATAACGATGCCACTCAGGAGAGTATGGTTTGTAGTGTGCCATGACTAAAATGATATATGTTGATCAGTATAGAGTATTTATGTTAGATTGTCAAGTAGGAGTGGAGGGACTCGAACCCCCAACCGCACGGTAATCTGCCGTATACGAAAGGTATAAGCTTTCCGCTCTGCCAATTGAGCTACACTCCCAAGGTCGGAATGACAGGATTCGAACCTGCGACTTCTCGCTCCCAAAGCGAGTGCTCTACCAAGCTGAGCTACATTCCGTGGCGGAGAGGGTAGGATTCGAACCAACGGATGCTTTCACATCGGCAGTTTTCAAGACTGCTGCCATAAACCACTCGGCCACCTCTCCAGGGGTTATTTATCCATCGTACTTCATTTTAGAAAAGTCATTGACTTTTTCAAAGATAGCAGTCCTCAGGAACTTATCAACTAGAATCTCTCCCTTGTGGGAGATAACAAATATATTAGCATCATTCCCAAGATTACGCAAGATCTTCATCAACTCTTGTGTGCCACTCTCATCCAAAGAACTATCAAAAACTTCATCAAGAATCAAAAGATTTGTGGAAACACTGTTCTTCATTCTGGCAATTTCTCTCCAAGTAAACAAGAGTGCCAGATCAATCTTTTGCTTTTCGCCCTCAGAAAAAGATGCGTATGAAAAATCATCTCTAAACCGAGACATAATTTTTTCGTCAAAGTTCTCGTCTAAAGAGAAGTTCACATAAAAATCCATGCTTTGAAGATACTTGTTTATCAATTGATTGAACACTGGAATATACTTTCTGATTATACGACTCTTGATTCCAGAATCTTTCAGAAGGTTTGAAATAATTCGATACTCATCAAATTCTTTATCTACTTGAGAGCAAGCAATAGACGTTGACTCAAGTTCCTTTGAATATTCAACCAATGCAGTTTTTTCAACTTCAACATTTGTTTGGTTAGTTTGTAGATCTTGAATCTCTTTTTCAATATTGAGATTCTCAAATTCCATCCTGACGATCTCTCGTTCAAGGGAAATGTGTATAGATCTCATAGTTTGCAGTTCTCTAGATTGCTCTTCAAGAGAATGAAGTTCTTCTACAAGTACATCAACTTTAGATACCATTTGATCTATTGCATCTTTATATTCAGTATCTTTCTCATCAAGACTTTTTTTCTTTTGTTCTTTGAACTCTGGAGTAATGTTTTGGGTGCATGTTGGGCAAACATCATTATCTAAAAAGAACTTCAGTTCATTCCGAACAAGATTACGTTTTTGACTGACTCTTGCACGTACATCTTTGAGTTTATCTAATTTTTCTGATACCTCTTTTCTCTTTGTGATGTCGATTGCTTTAGATTCAATATCCCGCTTGAGATTACCAAGTTCTCCAGTGATCCTGTGAATTTCATTTTTATTGGCAGAAATCTTTTGTGCCTTTTCACCAAGACGCTCCTCTTTGATTTGCTCAATACTATCAATATGTTTCTTTTGCATTACAACTTTCTCTGAGCAAAGTTTCATCATATGCTCACAGTCTATTTGTTTTTGCTTGAGAACATTGATACGATCTTTTAGGATCACATTCATATTAGAAAAGATTCCAATATCCAAAAGATCTTCAATAACTTCTCTCCGATGTGCAGCAGGCAGTTGCATAAAGGGAACAAAAGTACTACTCCCAAGAATAACTACCTGAGTGAAAGACTTATAATTTAGTTTTAGAATTGACTGCTCAAGATACTTTTGAGTATCTTTTGTTGCTGCATCTTGATCAAGTAACTTACCATCTTTATACACCTCAAACTTAGCTGGTTTGATACCTCGCACGATCTTATATTTGATATTAGAAGCTGTAAATTCAATTTCAACTACACATTCCTTTTCGTTGATTGAATTTACTAGTTGTGGTTTATTGATTTTACGAAATGGTTTATTGAATAAACCAAAACACAACGCATCCAAGATGGTAGACTTACCCGAACCATTCCTACCAATCATCAATGTTGATGAAGATTCATGTAATCCGATTTCTGTAAAGGTATTTCCTGTTGAAAGGAAATTTTTCCAACGGACAGTTTCAAATGTGATCATTCTTTAGGAGGTACTAGTAGTTGATTGGGCTCTATTATACAATAATTATAACCGTATTTCCTGCAATTTGCAACCACCGTACTAACCTCGGCTTCTACGACTTCAAGATTTTCACGAAAGTCTTCTGCAACAAGCATATTACAATACCGAATAGCATCATCTTCCTGCACAAAAAGTTGCACCACCTTTTTGCGTTCTATATCCCTTGCGGCATATATACCACCGCTCTCTGGGGCAACTAGTATGTACATCTGATCAGATTTCACATGCTTCTACGTAAAGGGACTTGATAAGTTTTTTGATTGACTCGGTATCTCCTTTGATGGAATCTTTCGCTTCTTCTATGTAGGTCTCTAACATAGTTAGGGTGTCTTCGGTTTCCAGAACTTCAACACCGTTTTCTAAATCTACACAAAAATTTTCAATGATGTTGAGATCTGCTGGTGATTGTTCTTGAAGAGTTCTTACGAATTCACTAAAGTTAGCATGATTCTGTTTATCTTCAACAATCAATTTTACATACGTTCCTTCCAATGGTTGATCGTTATCATAACGAATGCCATCTGCATTGTAATAGATTTTTCTAAACATATCATATGGATTACGATAGAAAGTAGTCTTCAAAGTTTCAGTATCAAATACATGGAATCCTCTCTTACATCCATAGTCATTCCAATAGAGTTGATATGGGTTTCCAAGATAGTTGATATTTCCTCTTGAAGATTTCATATGAAAATGACCAGAGAATACTTTGTCAAACTTACTAAAGATAGTTTCATCCATACCTCCTACCATAACGGAACCAGGATGAGCCTCAAAACCAGCAAGTTCAAGATGACCCATGCAGACCCTAGCAGTAGTATTTTGGATTTCTCTGAAGGATCGATCTCTAGTTGAATCACAAATCCAAGGAAGAAACAGTATATCCAGATCCCCAATAGTCCGAGTGCAAGGGGTATCAATAATATCGATGTATTCGTACTCTCCAAGTAATTCGGTAGGGGCATTGATTCGTAGGGTATTTTTATAGTAGATATCATGATTTCCTACAAGCATGTACATCTTCACTCCTAGTTCTTGTAGGCGATCAAACCACATAGTCTTTGCCTCTTCTAGAGACATAAAGTTGATTGACTTACGTTTATCAAATGTATCACCTAGACAAATAACAGTATCAATTCCCGTTTTGTCAATGAATGGGATTACAAGATTACTATAGAATTTTTTATACATCTCAATGTACGCCTGGTTGTCATTACGTACACCAAAATGCTGATCAGTAATAAGCAAAATTTTCATCAGTAGTTCATTCTCATTTCAATTTTTGATTTGATCTGATTATATGAAGAGGGTGAGTCACCGTCAACAGAGGCAATTTCATTGAATCCAGACTTTTCAATAATCTTATCTTTGATATCAAGTTGACGTTTTTCTTTGGCGATACGTCTTAGAAAAGCATAATACACGATTTGCGTAAAATATGCAAACGGATTACCGCCCTTACTGGGATTGAAATTTTGAACGTACTGAATGCAGTTTTCTATTCCATCACAAATCATATCATCTTTATACATGTAGTTGATGAAATTTGGTTTGTATGATAAGTGATTAGCAATTTTTTTGAAGACTCCACCCAAGTACTCATAACATCTTACAAACTTTACAGAGGTTCTTCTATCTTTATGGTTTCTAAAGTAGAGGATAGTTTCCTTATAGTTATTGTGCCCAAGGTCCTTTCCCTCAGCAAAAAAATTGCGAAGACGAATAACCTCTTCAAGGAATTTTTTGTTATCAACGTAGTGTTCTTTTTCTTTTCTTTTCTTCATTATTGATGTCTGGTTATTACAAGTTGAATTTGACACTGGTGGCCAGGTGACTGCGGTTGATATCATTGTTACGTTTGTAAGTCTCTAAAGTATAACACATAATAAAGGACTTGACAATGGTCACTTTTTTCAGTACAATCAACACTGTAAGGGTTGAAATTCAATATCTATAGCTTGAACATAGCTTCAAACTTCTTTCTAGCCTCTTCAATTGTTCCTATGTGACCTAACATCTTTTCGGGTTTGGCAGCATTTTTCTTCAGTTTATCCATATCTTCATCTTTGATTTTATCTTCTTCCTCCGACACCAAAAATTTCTCATACATTTCTATCATGTCAGGGGCAAGACTTGCCATGCTCACAACATGATCTTCAGTGATGATGAAAAAATCTTCATCTGAAAATTGCATCCACTTAGTGAATCCTATTCCACGAACCGTCTTACCATCTGGGCGTTCGTTCAAGAAGATAGTAATTTGCACAGGTTCTTGTACAAACACAACTCTCTTTTGTAGTTCATCATCAAAATGAACTACACATTTACCCATGATTTCATCGTTACTAACCAACTTGAGGTGGCAGTAAAATTCTTCATCTTGTCTTACATAGTTGAGCATACGTTTACTCTAGTTTTACTTCTAAAATTTCATAATCAAATTTTTCTTCACTATAAACTTTGATCCGTTCAATCAAATGATTTAGAGTATAATTTCTTTTTGACCTACCTTTCGATATGTCATCAGCAATGTCATAGAGGACTGCTTGTAATTTATTGTCGCCCTTTCTCAGAACACGTCCGATTGATTGAAGATTGCGAACCCTCGATTTTGAGGGAGATGCAAATATGACATTATGTAGATTTCTAATATTGATGCCTGTTGAGAATGTTCCGTATGTAGCAACAATAATTGCATTATGTGATTCTTCTGTTATTGATCGAACTCTTTCTCGGTCATCAACATCTACACCACCATGTACATAAAATACTGGTCTGTCAGTACTACTATTTATCAGTTCATAAAGTGGGTCTCCATGCTTCTCGACATAGTTGACGAGTAGTAGTGTGTTTCCTTCTAAATCTTGACACAAGCGACGAATAAATTTATTTCTTTCAACGTTAGAAACTAAATAGTCTATCTCCTCATGATAGTTTGTAAATGTCTGTGGTTTATGTTGAAGAACTAAAACTCTCACTTTCAAGTTTGCTACATGCCCAGACTTCATCAACTCACTAGTTTTAGTTACTTGACTGCACCTACCGAATACTCCTTCAAGAACTAATTGATTTGTATTGCTACCATCTAATGTTCCAGTAAATCCAATACGATACTTACATTCATGCAACTTAGACATCAGCGTAGTAAGAGACTTAGCTTTGAAAAGGTGTGCCTCATCACCGATTACAACATCAAATCTATCAAACCAAGAACGAGGTTCCTTATAGACAGATTGCCAAGTGGTAATTACTACCTGATGTTTAGTGTATTTTTCTGCCCCCGCATAAATCTTGTGGCAATATTTGGATGCCATCCATCCGTATTCCTCAAAGTCTTTATACATCTGCTCAACGAGAGAAGTTGTAGGCACAACGATGAGCACATTTCTAGAAGCATTCACATGATAACGAACCAATGAATAAATCATCAGACTCTTTCCAGAAGCTGTTGGTGATAATAAAAGTCGTCTATTATATCGTAGTGCCTCGTATACAGCTTTATACTGATACGCCCTCACATGATGTGGTAGACCCAGAGATTTTACGAAAGTTACAGTCCCCTCAGGAGTGATCCATTCATTCTCTTCTTTTGGATGACCAAAAAATTTGCACTCCTCAAATTCATATGAGTATCCACGTTCATTTGCCCACTGAGTAAGATAGTCAATAAGACCACAATATATTTCTCCCGTTCCAGGTGAGTATAGACGAATCTTTCCATCCCAACGTTTGAAACGTTGCTGCCTCTGCATAAACTTTGCAGACTCTACTTCAAAACAGAAAAATTCAGACAACTCATAATGAATATGAGGTTCTGTTTCTATTTTTAGATAGACTTCATTCTTCTTACGAATTTTGATATTAGACATATTGAGGACCCGAAAACCAACCAACTAGAGATTTACGTACACCAGAACGAATTGGACGTACACGATGAAACCAATCTGACATAAAGAAAATAACTTTTCCTGGTTCACGCACAAAAGTTTTGTAGCGAACCTCATCATTTGGATTACCCACTTCTAAATCAAATTCACCTCCCTCATATTCATCGTTCACCCAGCATGTAAAAGAAATTTTTCTAACCTCACGATCAACAACTTTTGAATGTTGATCCACATGCCAATCATAAAATCCATCTTTATGGTACACAGTGTATTGCAATGGTTCCAAATATTGAATATTCAAATTCCATCCACATGCTTTATTTGCTTCTTCCCCCATATCAAAGAATAAATCTAAGATACTAGGCTCTGAGACCCATCCAACCAATGAATCTCTAACACTGCTTTTATCTTCCCAACCATCTTTACTAAACAATTTTGCTTGTTCAGTAATAATGTTATCTAGATGTTTTGTAACGTTCCCCCAAGTAATAGGGGGAACTTCCATGATGACGTATGGTTCACCGTATCTCATAATCCATTCTGAAACTTTTGCCACTCAATAGCATTCTTTATTTGATAGGTTCTGTTGTTTATTTGTCTCAGAACCGAATCTAAAAATGTTATTGTCTGTTCTATGTAGTCTAGTTTTAGAAGTGCTCTTTGATAGTCTTCATCAGCTTCGATGAACATATCAATTTCTTCTCTAGTGGTGAGTTTCAAATCGAATGGCATATTTTTATACACTTCAGCAGGCGCTCTGCCCTTATAATATAACCACTTATCTCTCTTGATTACTTTGAGTTTTACCTCAAGGTCTTTCTTCATTAGGAAGAAAGTATTGAATAATTCCATATACTTCTGATGAAGTTGAGGAATCTTAGTAGATTCCTCACACAGAAGATCATTGTCCATCACACTATCTTTTTTCCAAATCTCTTGTATTTTTTCAAGATTCATCCAGGGTATTCTCCACAATCCGAGTTTTGAAATGTTTATCCCAGTCTCTCTTCATTGCTCCAAGCGCCCATGCTTGACTGAGACCTTTTGGACCTTCTTTCAACAACTGAATTTGAAATGCTGATAGACCAGGTTTTTTTTCTAAGTAGTCTTCTGCCCAGGTGTTCATCTTGGTTTTAGTAATTTTGTGTATCCTAGCATGGATTTGAGGAAAAATCAAGCTCCGCGTTGAGGTATTCCCTGCCCGTCATAAGATCTTACGATATCAAAATAAGTGTATGCAAAGGTTACTCGTGAGGTTAGATAGTCATTATCACTACCGACAACACTGAATGGCAGCGGTGCCAAATCAGTTGGAAACATATCCCTAAAGACAATTTCAAAATTTGTAGCAAAATTATTATTCTGTATGATTAGAGTTGCATCCGATGTTTGCTCTACAGCTTTCATAGATGGTGCTAAATCAGTAACGGATCTTTTAGGATCTAAGTACTTCACTCTATCCTCAACACCTGATGGAGTACCTAGACCACGTATCCAATCATGGATTTCTAGATAATTTGTAAGATCTTCATCAATCAAAAACTCCATAGTAAATTCACCGTATTTCACATTACCTTCAACTGGAAACGGTGTAAACCCTCTGTATGGAACATCGACTCGTCCCAAACTAACGGAAGGAATCTGCACTTCTTGACACAAGAAAGAAGTTTTTGGTGCCTTGGTAATGATCAAACGGAAACCAATTGGCGACAAATAATTTTTATTTTTGATTTCTCTTTCGTACCAGCTAGACATATCGATTTCTCGGGTATAGACTATTTATCGGACAAATAAAAAGGGTCCCGAAGGACCCCCATGAACAGAACCAAAGTGACTCACATGAGGTTCTTGACTTGTACTCTTCTGTAGTACTTGTTGCTGTTGGCGGTAAGAGCGCCACTGCCTTGGGTGAGACCCTGAGCGAATGGGTTGGAAACCATGCCGTAACGAGTCTTGAAGCCAATCTTGGGCTGGAAGGTGTTAGGGTTGATTGCACGAACCATTTGGAGGGGAACATATGGGCAATAGAAGAGACCTGCATCATAAGCAGATGATCCCTTGTATCCAACAACGTAGAAGTGCTTGTCACTTACGTTTGCAGAATATGGGTCAACATAGACTTTGATACGACCGTTTAGAGTACCTAGCAGGGTGCTGGAGGTATCATCTACAGTGCCTAGACCACCAACTGCACCAGAGATGCCGCTGGAATAGTCAAGTACACCTGCCATTGCAAGTGCTGAAGCAACGTCTGCAGAGCAGATCATGATGTTGCCCTTCCCACGACGAGTCTGATGACCGATAGCGTTAGCATCACGCTCAATCTGGAATAGAAGTCCCTTGAACTTCTCAACTGACCAACGACCGTTGGAGTCAACGTCTAGGTCAAAGATACCAGCAGTAGCAGTGTTGTTTTGAGCACCAGCAACAGCATTGGTGTAGACGGTACGAACAACTTCACGGTTGATTTCGGCAAGGATCTCAGTGGAAAGAATGTTGCTGAGTTCTTGCTCTGCATCTAGACCATGAACAGCCTTGAGGTCTTGTGCTAGTTCTAGCGAGTATTCTGCCTTGAGGGCGCGTGACTTAGCGGTAACGGTTACCTTCTCGATTGAGAAGCCCATTTCGCGGAACGCTGTACCTGCAGCAGCATCACTCTGACCTTCAGCGTCAGATGTTGACATGCCAGTAGCATCTCCAGTCAACTCATAAGTGCCAGCAGGGCTGTCATTTAGGAGACCTGGGTTGGTGCCTTCAGCATCGTTGACTGCGGAACCTGAAGCGGTGGGGTCGTAGTTGGCAAGTCCAGTGCCACGACCGCCAGAGAATCCAGCGTTTGGCTCGTTGAAGAATGCCTCACGGAAATCACCACTGGTAGCATCACGCTCACTGCCATATGCAGTACGCATTGCGAAGATGAGTCCAGTAGGACCAGTCATTGGTTGAACGCCTGCAATATCATAGGCGATCAATTGTGGCATCGAACGACGGATCAATGAGATCAGTACAGGATCGAAACCAGCTACAGGACCAGTTGCAGTGGCACCGCCACCGAAACCACCTGTACCAACAGTTTGAACTGTTTCGGTTAGAATTTGAGCTTCTTCAGAAAGAGCTCTTTCTTGGTTTTCTAGGATTTGAGCGACAACCGCACGTCTTTGAGGATCTTTGATTGGATCAAGAGACTCATGGTCGAGAACGGGTGCCCACTTTTCCTGAAGTTGTCTTAGGTCAGCCATTTTTAGGTTTACTCCGTTTGGAAAAAAGGTTATTTACAAATAATTACAAATTAGTTAGACCAGCGTGCAAGAGCATCAACATATCTGCTCATTGGCGTATTCTTTTGCTGTGTCTCTTCTACCAATGGTTCTACATCTTCGGTTGTGTCTGTAGTTGCAACTACATCACGGCGAGTAAAGTAGGATTCCTTGATAGTTTCGACTTTCTTGCGAAAATCTGCTTCACTTTCAAACTCAACACCCTCTGCCAGAGAAGCAAGCTTCTCCTTCTGAGTCTCAGCGAGACCTGCAGCGACTTCACTCACAATCTCCATTTTCATAAAAAGTCCAAGTTGTTTGTTCAATTGAACATTGGTGTCGATTTGCTCGTTGAGTTTTTGCTCCATATCATCAAGCTCTTCAGCCATGCCGTCAAGCATGTTGAATTTCTCTTCGGGTACACTGAAATTGTGTTCTACGAAAAGTTCTTTTAGACCACTCATGAATGATTCAGCGATCTCAGTCTTGATACCGTGCTCAATGGCGATTGTATTTTCATTCATCCATTGACCAGCAACATAAGAAAGGTAATCATCTACTTGAGTAGTCAATTCTTCTTTGAGTGCTGCAACTTGTTCTTCAAGTGCGCTCTCAAAAGCTTCTTGGATTGCAGCAACTTCTACTTTTACTCTAGAAGTAACTGCGGCTTCAAAGATGGTTTTTGCACGATCTTTGAATTCTTCGGAGAGGTCTTCACCCCCCACAAGAGCGTCAACATCGTCAGCAAAGTCATATTCTTGGGATGCAAGTGCATCTTCTTCGCTGATTGTTTCTTCTTCATCGGTCTCTACCTCGTCAAAGATTTGTGAAGATAGTGCTCCTGGCAATGCACTAGATGCATCGGAAGGCTTATTCTTGAGAGTTTTATCTCCCTCATGACCAACAGCGCCTGCTGCTGCTGCACCTAGATTTTTAGTGCCCTTGGCACCCTCTTCGGAATCATTACGAGTTCCACCAATCTCAGTGTACTTAGCACCACTGCGATCAATTTTTTCACCAGATTTAGCGCCCTTTGTTACAGCTGCATAACCAGTAGCTGCTTCCTCAGAAATTTCTTCTTCGGACATGTGCGCCTCAAACTCTTTGTCAAGGGTTGTAGACATTTCTGTATCTCCTTTAGTAGTCGGCATTTGCTTTTCTATCAATTATTTATACGTTATAAACTTTTTAGAAAGGATTTGAATGCGGAAATTTTGCGCTCCTGTAGGTTGATTAGAGTTGATTCATCAATAAAATGTTTGATTGAAGCTACTTCTGACTCCTTTAGGATGCCATTAGACCACACCCATTCCTTACCCTCCATAATTCCATTCACAAATGCGTCAGGAGCTGAAGGATCTGCTACAATATCTGCAGCTGTAGCAAGCATGAAATCATCTGCTACTACTTGATAGCCATCTTTTTTGATAAGAGAGCCCATTCCACGGGATGAAACTCCAAGTTTGATACCTTCGTCTAGAAGATTCTTTGCAATTTGTCCCATGGGAGTTGCCAAAATTTTTGCTCTACCAACATAGTTGGTTCCCTCTTTTTTGAGGTGCATAATTTTGTGTGAAACTCTATCTAGGTTCAAAGATGGACCATCAGGGTGACCAAGTTCGCCAAGGGCGCGACCACTCTGGATAAAGTTTTCATCATATTTAGCAACTTCTCTATCCAAAACACTCATTGGATACAGTCTTCCATTACGATTCTTGATTTCTCCTTGTAGAAAAATACCTTCGATGAAGTAATTTTTTTTACCTTCTACTTCTTCGGCAATAAATTTTACGTCTACAATTTGCTCAGAGATCAGTTTCATTTTCGTTTTCCTCTTCTGGTGTTACTTCATCATCTGGGGCTTCATGGGGCATTCGACCATCAAATTCATAATCTTGAGGAGCATCCGTACCATCAGGCAAAGTATCTTCAAGTTCATCAGCAACTGCTTGACCAGTTTGATCAAGTTCAAAACCCCATTGCTTAGCAAATTCATGTTTTGTTTGCTGAATCAAGTCATATGCCCGAGATTGTAACGCACTATCAATTGAATCTAATGCAGAAACTTTATCTCCAGAAAAAATTTGATCAACTATTTCACTAGCACTTTTAGACATAATTACGTCACTCCGTATATACTATTTAGAATTTAGAAATTTTCTTATCTTCTGCATCAATATCTGCTTTGGAGAATAAAGATTGTTCATCTCCGCCAGCAGGGTTTGATGGATCTACTGCTGCACCTGGATCAGCAGGTGGTGCCCCACCCATCATTGTTGGATCCATTGCATTTGGATCTTGGATAAGTCCATCTTGCATTTCAGATTCAATTTGTTCATCAATTTCCAGTATCTGTCTATCAGTTTGTTTTAGAACTTGACGACGAATATACTCAATTGAAAAATACTTACCAACAAAAGGATCCATGGTGTTTACCATATTCATTCTTTCATTAGTAATTTCAATTTCCTTGAGTTCTGTAAAGTAATTGTCAGCAACATAATCATATTGAATATGCTCTTTTATTTGATCCCATTCTTCAATGGAGATAATACCTTTCAAAACTAGTTGAGTCTTCAGGATATCAGTAAAAAGTTCCGAGAATCTTTTACGAAGTCTTGCAACAAATTTTTGAAATTTTACTTCATCACGAGTGATTTCAGCAGCACGACCAATGTTGAATGTTTGTTCTGTTTCCATCCTTGACTCAGGAACATTCAATGCTTTATAGAGTTTCTTTTGGAAGTATTTGACATCTTCCAATTCACCCAGATTTTGCCCGCCAGGGAGAGTAGTAATTTCCGTTCCTCTACCACCCTCACGACGAGGAAGCCAAAAGTCTTCAAGCATCGACATGAACTTTTTATCATCTCTGATTTCGCCAGTTTGTGCATCATAAACCAGCTTATTACGATATCTACCCATAACTTCACGCAGATATTGTTCTGCTTTTTGCTTAGGTAGATTACCCACATCAATGTAGAAAATTCTTCTTTCTGGAGCACGAGACAAACGGTAAATTACAAGAGAGTCTTCAATCATGCGGAGTTGATTTACAGACTTGATTGCTTTATGTAAATGTGAAAGCACCATGTTTTTATTCAAATCCATGATACCAGAATGCACGTAGCAAATAGAATCGGAAGCAATTCTCAATCCTTGCTGTTGCCCAGCACCTTGCCCGATATTACTCATTGCTTTCAAACCTTTCGGATGGTAGATGTAATACTCAACCGATTTTTGAGAAAGAGCTTCGTCTATACCAGCAGCTCTTTCGACTGGTTTGTTTTCTACTTCTTTTACTTTTCTAATTTTTCTTGGATCGACATATCTAAGTTCGATAATACCACCAGAAGGATTTTTTGGATCAATAACCTTATGGAAGAAAAGTCGTCCATCAACATACCATCTACGAAAAATTTCGTATGATCTATTTTCAAAATCTAGTAAACGAATAATCTCATCAAATTCTTCTCTAATCAATTTCTTGATTTTATCTGATACTTTGAGATTACTCAGTTCAATTTCAATAGGAACATCATCAAAATTACCACAAATTGTTTCATTTACAATATCATCAACTGCACTATCACATTCTGGTTGAAGAATCATTTCTCTATAACGAGAAATTAGTTCCCAATCATTAGTGACAGTTGCATCAAAGTCAACTGCATAACCATAATAACCACCACCTACGACTGGCATTGTGCCATCGAGGTTATCTTTCTGAACAAAAGAAGGTCCTTTGGGGACCTTCTTTGCTCTTTCGATAGAAAATCCAAAGAGTTGAGACATTATATCAATTCAAATCCCAATTTTATTTATACGACATCAAAAACCTTATGAACCAGTTTTGTTGCCAGAATCTTTGCCAGTTACGGCAGGAGTCCAGTATTGAACTTGTAGTTCAACAGTGAATTCTTCGATTGCGTCATTGCTACCGAAATCAAGATCGATAGCAGAAATGTTGCTTGGGAATACGTTGACGAAGTTATACTTCCTAAGCGCCTTAGGCGTCTTATCGGAAGTACCTGAGGCAGACGAAGATCCACCTTCTGTTGCATCACGCGATAGTTGTGTTACAGACATGTCTGCAAAATAACCAGTCTGGTCAGATGCATCACCGAGAGTACCAAGTGAGGTATAGTTTTCATTATATGCTTGGACTGCTGAGAACCACGCTTCCATTGCACTACGCAGTGAGAAGTTGGTATCGTTCATAATAGTAACAGTCCATGGTTCAAATGTACGGTCACCCGCAATTTTTAGAACACGACCTCTGTAGGGCACTTCGATAACTCCCATCTGAGATGATGGGAGGTTTGCTGCACGAACGGTGAATTGACCAAGTGCGGTAAGTTGAGAAGAAGCGGTTGCTCCACCGTCTCCTCCTAGCTTCAATGCACCAGGGAAAGCAAGATCGACTACAAACAAGTTGGGTCTTGCGAAGTCGCTCTTTACACTAGCTTTGAAAGCGTCGATAGAACTAGATGCCATTGTTGATTGCTCCTTTTTTTATATTTATTGCGGACGATATCAATTAGCGACTTCAGCAAACGAAACGCCAGATCTCGTTGCAGTAAATGTCAGCGTGATGTAATTGATGGTGCGAGTTGGTTTTACGAAGATTTCTGCGTAAAACTCACCACGATCAACAGCATCTTGTGGGTTGTTTTGTGTGTTGCACTTGACTAGGAAGTCAACAACACCTCTACGACCCTGAACGTCTCTCATGTATGGCTCGACCAAACCAATAAATGAGTTGCGAGTGATGTCATCGTTTTGCTCAAAGAGAATTGTCTTTGCTGCTTCAGCGATGACTTTTTCGATAACAATGAACAGGCGACGAACATTGATTCTATCAAATGCAGATGCATAACCCAGAGCAGTTTTGTCACCGAATAGGACGGTTCCTTGACCAGGGAAGGTTACGACTGGATTGATACGTGAAGAATAAAGTTTGTCACGTTGATCTCTCTTAGGAGAGAATGCAAGTCTGATTGAGTTACGGATATTCCCTCTCTGATAACCTGCAGGTGAGAACCAAGGCTCAGATGTTAGTGCTGCATTGAGGACAAGACCTGCAATGTCAGCATTAGTTGGAATGTAACGATACTTATCATTGTACTTGTCGTAGATATACTTGTATCCACTATCGAATACAGAGTAAGAACTAGACGTTGCCTGATCAAAGTATGAGGTGATTTGATCAGTAATTTCATCAGGATCCGTTCTACCAATAATTGATGAACGAATTGGTGAGAAGAATGCCATGCAATCCTTACGTTGTTCAGCAATTGCTGCAAGGTGAGCAATCTTAGCAAGTCCAGCTGTTTGACTAGTACCTGCAGGTCCACTGATAATGAAGTTTACATCTTCAGTATCAGGATCACTGAATTGATCGTATGCACTGTTTAGATCATCTTGAGTAAACTGATACTCACTATTGCTAATTGCATAGTCAGCACCATTTTTGAAATCATAGAAAAGAGTAGCGTTATTTACAGATCCATAAACTGTTGAGTTTACTGGTTCTACCAGACTACCACGAGAATTTTTGATGATGTTGAAATTACGATTAGCAAGTGTAAGACCCCAGTTACCAACGGCAGCAGAAGCTCCTACAGTAAATAGTTGTGTAGAACCTGGATGCTCACCCCAGTAAAGATACTTAGAATTGAGTTTTAGAACTTCTTTGTAGTAGTTGGTTTCGCCAACAGTGCTCTTAGCATCAGATCCCTTAGATAGACCGATGAATTTCTCTAGCAGTTGGTATGGTGTACCAGTGATTCCACCATCATAGTCCATGACTAGGATATGAAGTTCATCACGGTAAGCACCTTTTTCATCAGCAAAACGAGTCGTTCCTGGGCGAGGAGCAATGTTGACCCAACGCTGATTGGGTAGATACTCACGCTCAAAGTACTCGACACGAACCTCACTTACTGTAACATCAACATTATTAGCATCTTCAATAACATCAGTTGCAACAAATTGAATTGAACCTTTGGTGCTTACTGTGAGTAGTTCACGCGCTACACCAGCAGTTGCAATCTCACCTGAAGCGCCAGAGGATGCTTGAACAACGTCTTGACCAGCTGCAATGATGCCAGTAATACCAGCGTGCTCAATCTCTAGAGTCTTGGTATCTTTTCTCCATGAAGTAACTGTTACAGTTGTTGCGGTGCCACCGATATCAATTGTTGCGGCACCAGTTTTGAAGTCTCCAACATACCCAGATGCTAGTGTTAGGCGAATTCTGTAGTTGTAAACTTTACCAGTTGCTCCACTAGCAGTTGATAGCGCATCACCAGAAGTGAACTTCCACTCGTTACCAGATCCAGGCGCAGGTAGTTCCAGAATTTGGTCAGCACCAGCATCGGTCATATACATACGAATGCTGTTTCCCCAAGTACCAGGATATTTTACTGCAAAATTCCACAGGTTTAGGGTCGCATCATCCGCATAGGATTGCTCGTACTCGTCGATATTTCTGATTTTGACTGCTGTAACTGGGGTTGAAGTACCATCAGATACTGCATTTTTTAGTGATGCGGCGTCTGTACGGACAACTTTCAGAAGTCCTCCATACAAGAGGAATTGGGCACCTGAGAACCAAGTCTCGTAGTTATAGTCATCTGGCTTTCCGTAGCGATCTACAAGCTCGTTCTCATCACTTACTTCATCAATTGCGTTTACAGGACCCCATCTGAATGGTCCAGCGATTGCACCAACGTTGCCCTGTTGGACATTAGTCGTGGTGGTGAGATCGCGCTCTAGAACAACTACACCAGGAGATAGTTGATAATTTGCTGGCATGTCTAATACTCCTAGAAGAATCTTTACAGTTTCTAGAAATATTTATAAATTGGAATTTTTCAAAATCAACTAAGATACTCCCACATATACGCTTTATCACCGTATTCATCGGTATGCCACACTTCTCCCTCTGCATCAACAAATTGATTTGAACTCAATCCGTCATCCATAAACCCAAACGGTGCCATATCTTCTTCAATTGCTTCTCTTTGATCCTCGTAAATTCTCTGACGAACATCATCGTCATGCATCTCTTTGAAGTAAGGTTGTAGAGCCAACCAAGAAAAAATTACCAAGCACATAGCAAGGTCATCATTACATCCTTCTTCTGCCTGAAATGTCTGACCCTTTTCAATAAATGTAGTAAGTTCTGAAATAATATCATAGTCATTTACTATTAGTTTATCTTCTTCGATCAGTGCTCTAAGATTATGGCAACCAACTTTTTTCACAGCAGATGACATTTTTACCCCCATTTGGGTTTTTTTACCAGAGAATCCCTGACCAACAATTTGACCAGCTCGTCCTCGCATTGATGCCATTAGGAGGTTTTCGTACTCTAAATCATATTGAATAATATCTGCTACTTGCCCGCCAACATCATTGACTTCAACAAGGATGTATGCATGATTGTAATTTTTAGCAACGTCAACAATAATATTTGGGAAGATAATAGGTTTGATTTCATTGTTCCTATACTTTGCGACTAATTTGTATGGGATAGTAGTAGTATCAATAACGGTAAATGCTGAGTAATCATTTGCTACACCCCTTGCAACGTCAACACAAATAGTATAATTATGTTCTGGTTGTGATCCATGGTATACAGATAACCCTTTATTTTGAGTAATCGGTTCATCATAAACTAGAGTTCTAAGTTTAGATGGAGAAATTAGTGTATCGACAGATCCTAAAAATTCACACTCGAATTCAACACGGAATTGAGATTCTGAAGTGTTAGCAATAGTCTGTGCTTTCCAAGTAGCGTCTCTACCAGGAACTTCTGTCCAATGAACTTCTGTAGTTACATATTCGTTCTTATTACGTTCAGCATCATGCCAAAGTTTATAGAACATGTTCATACCCTTTGGGGTAGAAATAATAATAACTTTTGTTTTCTGACCAGAAGAAATGGTAGGATATACAGAACTAAAGAATTCATCTGCGATGTGGTTTGGAACAAACGCAAACTCGTCTAGGAAGATGATGTTGAATGACATACCTCGGACAGCAGAACTAGAGGTCGATGCTGCCATGATTTTAGAACCATTTTCTAGTTCAATACTTCCTCGGTTCCACTGAACGATACCCTGCTGCAACCACTTAGGTAAATTTTCATATGATCTTTGTAGACGCTGCAACATCTCACGAGAAGTAGCTGCTTTGTTTGCAAGAATTGCAACGTTTACGTTGTCATTGAAAATGACATACCACAAAAGGTATGATGTTACAATCGTAGATTTACCAGACTGTCTAGGAAGTTTAGCAATATTGAATCTGTTGTTATGAAATTTCCATACCATTTCTTGCTGGAAATCATACATGTCAAAAGGAACAAGACCTTCATCAAGAGAAACAATCTTTACATATTTTCTAATAAAATATACAGGATCATTGTAACACCTAGCAAATTCACTAATTTGTTCATTAGTAAATTCCTGAGTAATATTTGCCCTCTTTAGATTTGGATTACCAAGATATATCGAATCACTTGCTGACATAATTTTTTCACTTTCTTTTACTTAGAAGAGACCAAAAATCTTTTTGTTTTGTACCACCGTCATATTCCCAGGCGTATCCTTCGTTGATCATTTTATTATTGACTGATATTTCTTCACCGTTGATATACAAGTGTCCGATGATACGACCATACTTCTCTGTGCTATCTGGAAGTTCAGTCTTGATAAGAATATCTTTAGATCCCTCCAGATGCTTCTTCAACCACTCTTTCGATTCGAGTCCGAGTTTCTTTTCGTATTCGTCTTTTGTCCTGCTCTCAGGCGTGTCAATGCCCGCAAGGCGAATTCGCTTATTGAGAGAGATATCAAAACCGAGATCAATGTTAGCGTCAATAGTGTCGCCATCTACCACCTTTGCAATTGAACGGATTCTGTAGATATAGGGGTCTTTCATATCGATCTATCCACTGGAGCTTTTGTAATTTTTTGAATATGATCGCAAGGCATCGTAAAGGATTGCACATCAACATAACGCATGTAATCAACTTTACATACATTAGGACCGATTTCTACCAATCCAATAACCAAGAATGCAATATAATTCATTAGAAAGGCAACCTAAACTCTTTAGTATTTAGTTTGGGAATAGGTAGTTTCTCAAATGCTTTATTGACTTGTTTCTCCACAACGGCACCGACAAACGCCTCTGGATTGTCCAGAATCTTCTGTGCTTTCTGATAGGTTACGTAAGCACCATAACACAATGCTCCACTAACTGCCAGACTTGTTGCTGACAGAATGATTGCTAGGTTCTTCATTTCTTTTTACCACCGTTTTTTGCTTTTCTAGCTGTGGCATTTCCCTGATTTTGCTTGGAATTTTTTTGTCCTCCAGGAGAACCTTTCTTACCTTTATTTGGGCTTTTTGCCATCTTGCATCTCCAAATATGCAATACGAAGTATATATACGATCACATATAGAGTGAAACTCAGTCCCACACTAAGGATAGCAATTACACCCCACGGAAAATTACTTGGCATGATATTTATTTCGAATGTATTTTTTCATTCATTAGGTCTTCGATTCTTCGACGCATCTGCTCAGATTCGTGTTCTTCCCTTGCATGATTTCTATATCCACGCAAACCTTTGTGAATCATGATCCCATGATAGGTCATTGTAGCAAGAAATATTAGTAAGAGTGAGACCCCAATTATTTCAGGGTAATGTTGAGCCATGGTAGTAGTGGTGGAATAACGCCTATAAGTCTTAGGAGTCCTTCAGCAAATAAAGCAAGGACAAACCAACCGACGAACATGGAGATGATTGATGCATTTCTATTATGCTTTCTAATAGCAGCATCAATCATCTCCTGACATTCTTTGTGAGTAACATGATGTTCTGGATGTATTTGATTCATTCTGTGGGCCACTCAAGTTTCTCCAATTTTTGCCAACGATCTACCCATGTTACTCCACTTGTAGATCCTTTACAAGGATTTATACAATTTTTATCGTTGACCATATTACAAACTAATCCAGCAAGATCATGAGGATCTCCCAACTTACCAGTGCCAGACCAATAATGCTGACCATTCAACCAGATTGCTCCACATCTCAAACATTCCTGTCTATCAATTGATAGATCGGACAGTTCTTTATTTTCCATTATTATAGTCCTCTAAGAATTTTATAAATGATGTTTGTGGAATAGAAAGTTCCTTTTCTAACCTTCGCGCTCTTTTCCACAATCTCATTTTTAGACCAAAATATCTAATTTGAAAATCTACATATAGGAATAATCTTTCTGTGCCGTCTAGACCCCAGAGCCAGATCATCGCAATGAGTGTTATTACTGTGCAGTAGTACGTTACCATAAGGAAGTATCAAGTTGCTACAAAATTATACTACTATTTACCAAAAAAAATTGTTACAATAAGTTCTAATTTGATAAGTATGTGTTTACTTACTGATAAATATTGCTCATCAACAATTCCACGCACGAAGCGATTTCGATAGACGGTCCTCGCCAGTGTTGTTACTATCCTTTTGTCTTTTACGCATTCCTTTCATTCTGGCACAGAATGACGCCCTGCGGGGATTTCCAACCTTCTTTGAAGGTGCCTTGAGATCAGATCCAGGATTTGCTCTTTCGTAAGATGCGCGACCTGCTGCGTTGAGACCACCATTTTTATTCTGACCCTCCTTTCTAGTCCAAGCTTCTCCTTCCGACATGAAGTCTCCAAAGGAAGGAATATAACTGCTCATACGGTAAGTTGATCCGCCGCCACGGTCACCGCCACTACCATTGCTCCGATGACCATTGCCATTGCCCCGATCACCATGCTGAGCTCGATCTCGCTCAGGACTATGTGTTGTAGAACGAACTGCTGGCGCTGACCCCCTTGACGGATCATGCTTACCACGTTTACGAGAATCTTCTCCTCGTTTTGGTTTAGGAGACTCTGTTGCTTTTTTATTATCTGAACCGCCAGAAGCAGAATACTCATACTTTCCATGAACAGTTGTTCCAGTTTTGCCCTTCTCATGAGATGCAGAATGAAACTCCTTTCCACCACTACTATCTTTATTTGCAAGTGCCTTATCAACTGCACTTGATACAGAATGATGAGTGGCAGTTGCAGGAGTAGAACCATGACGAACATGAACCTCACCATGATGATGACCTGCTTTTGCCGCACCGCCAGATCCAACTGCAGCTGCGGCAGCTAATGCACCAGCAGCAAGTCTTTTTCTCAGTCCCTCTTCAACAAATTCTTCGTAGTGATAAGCAGACTTAGTGGTTTTCTTAGGAAGTTTAGAACCACGAACTTTAGTGCCCGAAGTTTCCCCATATCCTTCTGGGTGCTTACCTGATTTACTATGACCAATAGTGTCAGATGTTGATTTAGATCCTTTATCAGTATAATGTAGTTTAGCAGGTTTGTTGGAATCTTTTGTGATAACAGATTCTTGACCATGCTTACGACCAAGACGACGCATTACCTTTCCAAATCTACGCTTAGACATTTTATCTGGTTTAGATGTTTGATAGGAAACCTCCCTACCAGTGCCCTCACCAGAAGAATATTTGTATTCACCTACACCCTTCTGATGCCCAATACCATGCTTCTTTAGATCTTTCTCAAGTGATTTGCGCTTTGTACGATTTGCACTTTCATCATCGCCACGATCGGCAGAGATGTGCCCTGTGACTTGAGTTTTTGATTTGTGAAGCATACGAGCGGTAGGATTACCCTCTGCCATAAACTCGGAAAATGTTTTCATTGTCTTGCAATTGCTGTACATTTTAGTCCAGAACCACTGATAGTTTCCAATGGTTCTTTCTCAAGATAGATAGTTTCTAGTGATCCAACTGTAATAGTTCTAGAACCTTTTGTATCGTAATCTTCTCTAGCAGCTGCCTGTGCAGCATCATCAATCGTTAGAACAATGCTTGCAGCGGTATCGTTCAACACTCTTACCAATCTTGCCTTACTTAGATTAGTAGCTGTACTGAGAGTTACCTCACTATTTTGCACAATAATTCTTCTTGACATGATTAGACGCCTTCTTGTTCTGTATTATTTATTCTATTTTGCTGTTTTAGTAGCTTTTGCAATTCTGCAGTGCTACCGACAAACAGGGCATTAGTTACATTGCTTGGACCTTTCTTTGGTTCATCATCAAGATCTTTCATTTTTTTCTGAAGATCTAAAAGTTTATCAGCTACATCTCCAACACTTTTGATAAGTTGACCAGCAACTTCATAAGCACGAGGATGATCTGATGACCGCGCTACATCAAGTATCCCATCAACAGCCTCCTGCCCTTTCATAACAAGATTATGTAGTTGAGCACGAGTGATTTCATAGTCTTGGCGAACATCAACATGCTCACTTTTTTTCACAATCATTTTTTGATCTTCATATTTTTTTACTTCTGTTGGTTCTGTTCCAAACACATCATTTAGTCCATCAAATGTAGTCATGGGATATCCTCATCAGATCCTGTCACTGGATTACGTTTTTTATTGTCTTGGAACGTTGCAAATAATTCGTTGAATCCAAAATCATCATCTGGATCTGTAAATGGATCATCAGAAGCATTTATAGATCCATCGTTATTATAATCAACCTTTGCCTTTGGAGTAACTGTATATCTGGTGACACGAGGAGCAGTTATTTGCTCCATAGATGTGTAACTATCAACGATTGCTTTCTTGATAGTTGGAGCATCGATAACAGGACCATAAAGATATGTCTTTGCAGTAAATTTCAGAGTATAAATTAGAGCTCTGCGAGTAGCAAACTCTCCTTCATAACTATCTTCGTAACTAATATTATTGAGTGTAATTGGAATATCACGAATCTCATTGATATCCTCAATCAATTTGATACTGAGATTGAAATGTGGTTGAAAGTATGGGAGAATTTGTTCAATGATTTGTAAAGAATCATCTTGAGATTTTGCAATAATACCTAATTCAAATTCTAGATTATATGGAACTGGCATGTATGCAGTCTTAGAATCATCATCTGCATTTGGAATTTTTATTTTATTTGTTGGTGCTACTTTTCTAGAAGGATCATAATCAATGTTTGTCATTTCAAACGAAATTCTTGGCAGAGTAATTTGAACTCTTTTATTAGTAGGATCTGGATTTTGATTCAATCTTGCCAAAAACTTATCTGTAGGTCCATAAGCAAGCGGCACTTTCATAACTTCGTTTTGACGACGAATTTCAATGTTGTTGAATAGTGTTCCAAAAGCAACAACTGTTTTACGAATAATTGAATGATAAAAATAATTTCCTAACATCAGAATGTACCGCTAGTAGATCCAACACTTCCAAAAGGATTTGTTTCTGTAAAATCGATGATACTATCATCGGCAATTTCATACTCAGAGTTCTTATCATAAGTACTGTTTGTATTATTTAGTGTGTTATAAGAATATGGACTCCATTTTGCGTTAGATGTAAGACCAGTAATTGTTTCAGCAGTAGTGAATGTACCAGTTCTATTGATGACTTCTAGAGCACGAGTTGTTGGATTCCAAGACTTGACTTCTGCCCTGTTATCTTTTGGTGAGTAATCAATCGTAACTGTAGGAGCAGACGTGTAACCACTTCCAGGATTGGTTAGCGTAATACCAGTTACAATACCATTTGCAGATACTGTTGCAGTTCCTGTAGCTCGTGTACCAGGCGAAGGAGGTGCTGAGAATGTAACAGCTGGTGGGATTGCTGGATTGTAGTGTTCTCCACCATCGCTGAGTGTTGTGCTACTTACAGCGCCGCTAGTAATTGTTGCTGTTGCTTTTGCAAGGAACTCATCACCAACAATCTCTTCTCCAACTGTGAAGTTACCAATACCACCAGGATCCATAATAAGTGATATAGTATGAGCAAATGCAGTTTCAATTGAATCTATTTCAGTAACTCCAGTATCAATCTTCTCATCAGAATATTCAAATAGTTCACATTGCATTTCCCAAACATATCCTTTACCAAGTTGATAGAATGGTCTTTCTGCCTCTACAAATTTGATTTCAAACAAATGTTTTGCAACAGGGAACCAGATAAGGTCTCCTTCATTTGGTCTACCTTCTACAGCAAGAGCTACATTGTTGTCAACCTTTTGAGTAAATTTTTTGCGGGAAATAACAAACGTCGTTTTATCTTCGATACGTACTCCAAATTTGCTAAGTAATTCGCCTTGTCCCTCCCATCCTTCAACATTATTGACGTAGGCTCTACAGGAGTAAGCAGAATTGAAACTACTTGCTTGAATTTCGTTGAGAATGTCATCAGTTTTTACTCTAGTTCTTGGGATATAATAGATTTCTTGACCATAAATTTCAATACTCTCAACTATAAGATTTTCTATAAATGTCTGCTCCTGAGCAGAACCATTTATATTGATCCTACATGTACTGTTATAATCTGACTGAATACAGTTTTTTGGTGGAGTATTTGAGTAAGTCATCCGATTAGATCAAGAGGTGGTAATTCGTATCTACTATGAAGATCTTGAATTAGGGATTCTTTTTTATTTCTACCATCTTCTAAAATTTGACGACCGTTGAGTGTTACGCCGCCAATCATTTGAATACCATCGTATTTACTAAGATTTTGCCCCCATTGTTGTTGGAACAATGCCTCAGTATATCCCTTCAGCCATTCGTTATTATATGCATTATTATAAACTTCAGGATCAACTCCAAATGAAGCTTCAACTAAAATATATTGACCAACTTGGAGATCTCTCCAATCAAAATCTAGGTATAATTTATTTTGATGAACTGTCCATCTCACTCTTCGATGTTGAGAAGAACTAGTTACCCAGTCTAGAGTCTCAAGATATTGAGATGTCATAAAATAATGAAGAATCTGACCATGGGTAAAATTGTAAATATCATTTAGAAAAATCTGATATTTGATATTGAAAATATTATTAGGCACTACACTACTTGGTCCTAGAGTAGTATATACATGGTTGATACCTAAAGTGTTTGGGGGCATCTCAATATAATTATCTAATTCTTCCCAAGCGCCATTAGTAGTCGATTGAAGAGCAGCAGTCTTTATTGCTTCAGTAACTTGAATTCTAACAAGACCAGTATAATTGCCTTCGTAGTGAAACTCTTGCCATTGACTAATTGCTTCTGCAATTAGATCATCTAGTTGCTCATCACATACATTGATGTCGATAGCAGGATACCCCAATCTTCTTAGGGCATATGCCTTCAATTCTGCTTTAGAGGCTGGTTGAGTTGCGGACATTTTTTTATGAGAATGAAGTGATTGTTAGAGTTGTAACATCATTAGCGCCAACAGTTTCTCCAATTTTGAAGAATCCATCAACAGAATGCAAAAGCACGTTGTCGGCACCCAGTGCTGAAATAATGCCAGTAGTTCCACTAGTAGCTCCTGTAAGTGTTGCACCTATTTCCATTGTTCTAATATCTGCTAGTGTAAATTTGGCGTCTGTCATTATAGTTGCAATGCCAATAGTTGCATCCTGATCAGATCCATCCTGATTGATCAAAATCGTATCTCCTGGTTCATATCCAATGCCTGGGTTAGCAATAGTCACGTTAGTAACGTTTCCGTTTAGGGCGGTAATGTTTACAGTCAATCCAGTACCAGCTGATGCACCAGTAGGCGTAGTTGGAACTCCAGTTGCAGTTACATATCCATTACCTGCGGAAAAGCTTGTAAAGTCGAATGCAAGAACACCACCTTCGTTTGGATTTTGGATAGTGATCAAATCTCCAATCAAGTAACCTGAACCTGCCTGGTTGATTGCAACACCAGTAATGACTCCTCCAGAAACTGTAGTATTTACTGTAAGACCAGTGCCAGTACTAGAGGTTGTTGCTACATTAGTGCCAGCAGAAACAAATCCACCACCACCATTATCTATGAGTCCTCCGAGAGCTAGTACAACTCCAGGAGTTGGATCACCAGATAGATTGAGCATAAGTGTTGTAGATGTACTTAGATTATCCAGCATTGCTTGCAATTGAGCAAATGCGTCATCAAGTTTACTTTGTACTCTTGCTTCTGTATAGTATAGGTTAGTGCCTTCAGTTAGACTTGTTGTTGTTTTATTACCAAATGCAGTGTCAAATCTTGCTTGTGTATAGTATAGATTATTACCTTCAGCTAGATTAGTAGTTGTCTTTTGTGAAAGATCTAGGTTTGTGCCAGTTTGCAGTGCAACACGAGCATCAGCACGAGCGTTTGTATAATATAGATTAGTACCTTCAGCTAGATTAGTAGTTGTCTTTTGTGCAAGGTTTAGATTCGCACCAGTTTGTAATGCAATACGAGCATCTGCCCGAGCATTCGTGTAGTATAGATTAGTCCCCTCTGTTAGATTAGTAGTTGTCTTTTGTGAAAGATCTAGGTTTGCACCAGTTTGTAGTGCAATACGAGCATCGGCACGAGCGTTTGTATAATATAGATTAGTTCCTTCAGCAATATCAGTTGTAACTGCTTGTGTAGCTGCAGTAACAAGACCCTTAGTGCTTACTGTTACCTTTGTATAAGCTCCAGCGGTAAGACCAGTTTGCGTTGCTAGTGTAAACGGAATTGTAATATTTGCAGATCCGTTGAATGATGTTGCTGTACCAGTGCCATCACCAGAAATTGCAATCGTTCTTGCTGTTGCAAGAGTAGTTGCCGTAGAAGAGTTACCTACAACTCCTCCAGTTGCTGTAAGCGCCCCAGTAAATGTAGATGTTCCAGTAACTGCTAAAGTACCAGTAATAGAAGTGTTGCCAGTTGTATCTGCGACTGTAAATGCAGTTCCATCAACAGCAATACCACCATTAGCATTGAGTACTCCAGCGAGAGTAGTAACACCAGTGACCCCTAGGGTTGAACTGAGTGTGGTTGCACCAGTAACACCTAGAGTTGAACTGAGTGTTGTAGCACCAGTAACTCCAAGAGTTGAACTGAGTGTTGTGGCACCAGTAACACCAAGAGTTCCTGCAATCGATGTATTACCAGTTGCATCTGCAACTGTAAATCTAGTTCCATCAACAGCAATACCACCATTAGCATTGAGTACTCCATTGAGAGTAGTAATGCCAGTAACAGAAAGAGCACCAGAGGATGTGAGAGATGTTGCAGTAATTGCACCAGCAGAAAATTCTCCACTAGAACCACGAAGAACCAGGTTATTTGCAGAGTTTGATGCGGAAGATAGGATGTTGATCGTTGGGTTTCCAGAAACACCATCACCATTGGTTACAGTAATACCAGAACCAGTAGATGGAGAAGCAACAATTGTACGCTGAGCATATGTATTTGCTGCAGTTCTAGTGACAATGCCAGTTCCTGCCATCGCTGCAAGAGCGGTGATATCAGCATCGTTGAATGTAGTTGTAATTGTTACATTGGAAGATCCATTGAATGAAACAGATCCATCTACAACACCAGCAACTGTAATTGTACGAGCAGTCTTGAGAGTATCTGCAGTAAGAGCATTACCTTGAATACCAGCACCTGCACCAGTACCAGTAGCAACTGTAATAATATTAGCACTGAAATTACCAGACGATCTTGATACAACACTATTTCCAGTTGTATCTGAAGATGATGTGTCTAGACCATCGAGAAGGTCTGCATTCAAGTTTGTAACTTTAGTTGTTGAGTTTACAGTTAGCGGAGCAAGTGTAGTAGTAGTTGAAATATATCTGGTTGAAGTTGTTGTACCAGTAATTGTTGCGTTACTATCTACAGTAAAAGTAGTACCACTTGCTCCAGTAACTCTAATACTACCAGCACGAAGTGTTCCGTCAGTTCCAGAATAAATTTCGTTTGTATTTGTAGCACCAGTTAGGAAAATAAATTCATTGGATGAATCATCAAATCCAAAGAATCCTAGACGAGCCTGTGAATCAAAATATCTAAATTCAACACCACGATCTTTATTATCATCAGATGTAGGTGCAGTATCTCCACCCAAAGTAATGATTGGATCATCAACTGTAATTGTTGTTGAGTTTACAGTAGTTGTAGTTCCATTTACGATTAGGTTTCCACCTACTGTTAGATTACCATGTGTTGATACAGCGCCAGTTGAATTAGTGACACCAAAAGCAACTCTAGAATTTGTATTATCCCAGACATAAAAATCACCACCAATATAAGCATTTCTAGTTGCTCTAAATCCACCAGTCGTAGATAGGGAGACTGTAGTATCACCAAAAGTGGTAATATCATCAGTATTGGAAATGGATACTCTACCACTGAATCCAGTGTTACCAGACTGTGTAGTACTACCAGTGATTTCAAAGTTTCCAAAGACTCTCATACTACCAGCAACCGCTAGGTTTTTAGCAACTCCAAGACCACCAGTAAGTCTAACAGAACCATCAGCAGTGTAAGCTGCTCCAGTTAGAGTCTGCTCAGTTGTATTTGTCAGTGAAGTAACACCCGTCACACCGAGAGTGCTATTGATTTGAGTTGCACTGGTGATAGTTGCAGTACCTGCAATAGTTGTATTACCAGAGGAAGAATCTACAGTAAATTTGTCTACAGCAGATGCATTTTGAATCTTGAATAGTTCTGTCGCAGCAGTGTTAGAACCAACGATTGTTACGTTTTTGTTTAGAGTTACATTATCAGTAACAGATAGAGTGCTTGAAAGTGTTGTTGCACCAGTAATTCCAACTGAACCTTCGATAGTAGTATTACCTGTTGCAGAGTCAACCAGAAATTTAGTTACAGGAGTTCCAGCTCCATCAGTAATCCTGAAGAACTCGGATGCTGCAGTTGTACTACCTTGCAGTGTAAGACCCCTATTCAGGGTTGTAAGCTCGGTTACAGTCAGTGTGCCACCCAAACTTGTTGCCTGTGACGAGGAGACCGTTACAGGGGCGTTGAAGGTCGATGTAGCGTTTACCGTCAGGGTATCTGCAGCTGCATCACCTAGGGTTGCAGAGCCATTAGCAACCAAGTTTCCAGTAAGAGTTGTATTACTAGTTACTGCAAGAGCACCAGTTATCGAAGTATTACCAGTGATGGTTGCTGCACCACCAACTCTAAGTTGTGCTCCGATGCCTACACCACCAGTTACAATAACAGCACCAGTAGAAGTTGTTGTTGAATCGGTAGCATTAGTAGTTACAATTTGTCCAATACTATCAAGTCTTGCTGTGCTTGATGAAATATTGAACTTGAATGGTGATACACCATCGTTGTCGATAGAAACATTACCTTTGAAAACGGTGTTGCCACTGTAGCTTACAGCACCATCTACATCGAACTGTCCATATACTTTGAATGAACCACCAACAACTAAACTATTTGCAATTGAAGCTCCGCCATCAACTTTGAGAGCACCATAAGTTCCAAGAGAAGCATATGCAGTACCTGCAATAGCACTATTGA